ACCGTCGTACTATCCGCACCAGTTGACTTTACTGCTGGACAATCTGTGACTTTTGCTGGTTGTGGTTCAAACATCAATGGAACCCACACAATCACAGCGACATATCCTTGGAGCCAAGGCTCAGGAACATTCCCATTCTTTACTTACTACTTCCCATATAACTATTACTCATTCCCACGCGGTTATTCAATGCTTCAATGGACTACATCAGAAGCCAATCAGAATTACCAACTCATCGTGCCTTACGGAACAGCCACAGGCGCAGACACCAAAACCACAGGTTACGCAGCAACCCCAGCAATCAACCAAGCAGCTCTTATGCTCGCAGTTGACGTGTGGCAAGCTCGCCAAGCACCTTCTAGCGGTGGCGTGTCAGTTGATGGCGTTACTCCAAGCCCATATCGCCTTGGTAACACAATGCTTGCAAAGGTTCGCGGTCTTATCGCACCATACATGAACCCTCGAGCGATGGTTGGGTAATGACAGTCCCAGCAGTATCTACTCTTCGTCAGACGCTTGCGACTGCACTAACAGCGAACACCACATACCAAGTCTTTGCCTATCCACCTGCAACTATTCAGGCGAACTCGGTAGTCATTATTCCTGATGATCCATACCTCGAGCCAAGCAACGATTCATGGGCAACAGTCGGACCGACAGCCAATTTCAAGTTGCTCATCACAGTTCCATTATTCGATAACCAAGGCAACCTTCAAGGCATCGAGGGCGCAGTTGTCACAATGTTTAACGCGCTTTTTGCAGCAACAGAAAACGACACTATTGCCTATAACGTAGGCACCGTGTCACAACCTCAAGTTCTCTCAGTAGCATCAGGTGATCTCCTGAGCTGCGAGATGGCAATATCCCTAGTAACCAGTTGGAGCTAAACATGACTGATATGAATGAATGGTTGAAAGACCAAGAAGCCTTCCTGATCAAAATCGGTCAGGTTGAAAAGCCAGCAACAAAGTCAAAGAAAGACGAGGAATAACCAATGGCTGTATTTCTAAACAATGGAGTAGGCGTTAAGGTTAACAACGTCGATCTCTCAGACCACGTAAACAACATTACTTTAAATCGCAACTTCGATGAACTGGACGTCGTTGCGATGGGTGACTCAGGTCACAAATATATCAAGGGCTTAGAATCAAGTTCTGTAACTCTTGACTTCCTAAACGACACAGCAACAGCGTCCGTTCTTCAGACACTTCAAGCTGCGTGGGGAACAAACGTCACCCTAGTTCTTATTCAGAACAAGGGAACTGCTGTATCAGCGACAAATCCACTTTATACAATGACTGTATTGGTCAACGGCACTACCGACATTAACGGTGCTACTGGTGATCTATCAACTCAGTCAGTAACTTGGAACGTATCTGGTACCGTAGCAGTTGCCACAACAGGCACATTCTAAGAAACTAACTAAGGGGCTAACATGGCAAAGCTAAGGGTTACAACGACAGACAACACAACGACTGATTACGAAATCACGCCGTTGCTGGAATACGCGTTCGAGCAATACGCCAAGAAAGGCTTTCACAAAGCCTTGCTAGAAGACCAGAAGCAGTCAGACATTTACTGGCTCTGCTGGGAAGCAATCCGCCGTTCAGGTACAACGGTAAAACCTTTTGGGGAAACATTCCTTGAGACTTTGAAAACTGTCGAGGTCTTAGAATCTGACCCTTTAGAGTAGATCGGAACTCCGTTACCTATCTCGCAACTCGCTTGAGTTATGAGTATGGGGTTCCGTTCAACTCCATCGTGGAACTTTCTCCGATGGCGTTTCAATACCACGTTCAGGTACTTAAAGATATTTCGAAAGCGAGGGAAGATGCCAACAGAAATCAAAGGCGTTCTCGATCTTAGAAAAGCCTTGAGAAACTTTGAACCAGAATTAGCCAAGCAAACCACAAAAGAAATTGCCACGGCTCTTCGGGTGGTTACATCAAAAGCAAAAGGATTCGTTCCTTCTATCGCTCCGCTTTCAGGTTGGGGCGAACAACGTGCCGAATGGGAATATCGCGCCTTTGATGCTTCAACAATAAAATCAGGCATTAAATACAAAGCAACACCTTCAAAGCCTAACCGTAAAGGTTTTCGAGCTTTGGCTAGTATCTATAATGCTTCCGCTGCTGGTGCTATTTACGAAACTGCAGGACGTAAAAACCCTAATGGTCGCCCAGTCAGCAACGGCACATATACATATTATCCGGGCGGTGTTGAAACAGTGGGTACTCGCGCTGTCGGAAAAGAAAATAGCCGTTCTCGTAACCCTAACGCTGGCAAACAATTTATTGACGCGTTGCCGCCTTTGGTGGATTCACGTCAATCTAACACTCGAGGTCGCAGAACACGCAAAACCAAGGGTCGTTTAATATTTAGAGCTTGGGCTGAGGATCAAGGGCGCACTAATGCTGCCGTAATTAAAGCCATTGAAACAGCAGCCAAAAAGTTTAATGAACGGAAAGCAAAGTAATGTCCGATCTAAAAATTGACATAGCCGCCGAGTTCACAGGCAAAAAGGCGTTCAAACAAGCTGATAGTGCAGCTTCGCAACTTAATAAGACAGTCAAGACATTAGCCACAACTCTTGGAGTCGGGTACGGCGCAAGAGCCCTAGTCAACTTTGGCAAAGCTGCTGTCAAGGCTTTTTCGGACGACCAAGCCGCTGCGCATCGTCTAGCAACAGCCGTTGACAATCTTGGACTTTCATTATCGAAGGTCAAGGTTGAGGACTTCATTAAGAAGACTGAGACCTCATCTGGAATCCTTGACGACCAACTTCGTCCAGCGATGCAAGCGTTATTGACCACAACTGGATCACTTACAAAGTCACAAGAATTACTCAACAACGCCATTCAAATCAGCCGTGCTTCTGGCATCGATTTAGCAACGGTCTCACAGGACTTGGCTAACGGATACGTCGGCATTACCAAGGGCTTGAAGAAGTACAACACAGGGCTTACCCAAGCAGAACTCAAGTCGAAATCATTTAATGAAGTGCTTGGAGTCATGCTTGCGAAATCAGCAAATGCAGCAAATGATTACCTTGGCACAACAGCCTACAAACTCGACGTTCTCAACGTGGCTGCCGCTAATGCTAAGGAAACAATCGGTAAGGGCTTGGTTGATGCTTTCGCTCGCGTAGGCGGTGGCACAGAAGCCAAAGACGCAGCCAAGGCAATCGATAACATCTCCAAGGCAGTCAGCAACGTATTGGTGGTAATTGGAACCGCTATCGGAGCAATCGAGAAGTTCCGTAAGGCTTACACAAACTTTCTTGCTGGCGGCGACGTCAACACAATGCTCGGGTCAAAGACTTCAGTCAATCGATCCAATTCCCCAGCTGGTACTTGGGCTCGCACCCAGCAACAACGCGCAGCAGAAGCGGCTGCTGCTAAACGACAGAAACAACTGCTTGCAGCGCAAAAGGCAAACACTACAGAATTAAAGAAGCAAGCCGCATTGAAGAAGGCTGGCACAATCTTTGACCTAGACCAGATTCAACTTATTGCAGCTCTTAAAGGCAAGTTATCTGAAGAAGACCGCAAGCGCGTCGAATTGCAGTTGGCTTTGCTCAACGAGAATGACGTATTAGCTACTCAGTTGACCAAGCAGATTCTTATGGCTCAAGACGCTACTGGCAATCTTTACAAGTACTTCTTAACCATTGGCGATACCAAGATAAAGAACCCTTTTGCCTTCCTCGATGAATGGTTAATACAGTTCCAGAGCAAGTTAGCTGCAGCGTTGACCACAACGCCAACCAAGACAGCCACAACAAGCGGCACAACCATCTCAGCCACAGTATCGAGCAACGCAGCCATTCAGGGCGCGTTCAACGACGTACAGGCATTTCAGTTAGCCCAAGGCTCTACAGCGGCTGAGGCAGCCTCTCTAGCCCTTGATTCAGCCCGTTACACAGCACTCGGTCAGTCTTATGCTGGTTACAGCGCAAGTGCGCCAGTAATCAATGTGACAGTTCAGGGCAACGTTATCAAGGAACAGGAACTTATCGACCAAATTCTTGCTGGCACTCAAGCCTCTAGCCTTTCAGGTTCTCCAAGCATGATCGGCAGAATCCAAGGAATGTTCGGATAATGGCTTTACCTGCCCAGATAGCAGTCTCTTTCGATTTCTCCAACGGTGCAACCTTTGGTTATGACGGGTTCGTTATTGGCGACCCTAAGTACGGAATCCTTGGCACTTCTACTCTTGGCACATCTTCCTCACCAGAACCAACAGTTGATCTAACACCTAACGTCTATCAAATCAGCATTACTCGAGGTCGCAATATCCAGCGCGACCAGTACGAAGCAGGTCAATGCACAGTTCGAGTCTTAGACCCCTTAAGCTACTTTAACCCACAGAACACAGCCAGCCCTTATTACGGCAAGTTGGTACCGCTTCGCAAAGTGCGTGTATCGGCTACAACTGTCACAACCCAGAAGTATCTCTTCTCTGGCTATGTCATCGAGTATCGCTATACCTACCCAGTCAATCAAGATACTGGCTACGTTGATCTCATCTGCAACGATGCGTTCCGTCTCTTTAACATGGCTAACATCACCACAGTTACCAACGCAACAGCAGGGCAGGATACTGGCACACGCATAAACAAGATTCTTGATCAAGTCTCATTCCCTACCTCAATGCGTACTGTGGCTACTGGAGCCAACACTTGCATAGCAGACCCAGCAACTAGCCGTACGAGCCTTGCAGCCATTAAGAACGCTGAGTTCTCTGAGACTGGTGCTTTCTATATGGATGGCTCTGGTACTGCCGTCTTTAAGTCTCGCGCACAAGTTATGTCTAGCCTTGCAGCTGCGCCTACCGCCTTTAACCAGTCTGGTGGAATCCCGTACAAGAACCTCAAGTTCGCCTTTGATGACAAACTCATTATCAACCAAGCCAACCTTGCACGCGTTGGCGGTTCGACTATCACAGCAACTAACCAAACCTCAATCGACAAATACTTCCCTCACTCAGTTACACAGACAGACCTTGTTGCTGAGACGGACACCATTGTCACCAACATAGCTAAGGAGTACGTTGCTACTCGACAAGAGACAACTATCCGCATCGATGAAATGGTGGTGGACTTACTCGATCCAGCAGTACCAACCGACACCATGATTGGTCTAGATTATTTTGACAACCTACTCATCACAAACGTTCAGCCAGACGGTTCGACTATTGTGAAGAACTTGCAATATCAGGGCATCAACTGGGATATAAACCCCAACAAGATGACTGCAACTATTACAACGCTTGAGCCAATAGCCGATGGCTTCATCGTTGGAA